TATGCTAAAGCTGCTAGACTAAAAAACCAAGTTAAAATTGTTGAAGTAGAATATAGTAAAGATTTTTTATATACTGTTTCTAAAGAAGCAAGAACAATAAAAGAACAAAATAAAAAATTAATTATTGTAGCTTGTGATGATTTAAATTTAACTTGCGAAGAATTAGCTTGTTATACAGAAGCATTAAACTATGCATTTGTTTATAATGATGTTTATCTTATGCCTTTTCATCCCGAAGATGGAGACGAAGAACAAGTTAGTTTTTTAAAAGAACACGAAACAAATATAGAAGCAGACTACGAGTTTTATATGGTTCTTATTCAACCATATAATGAATTGGAGAACGCATCAAAGCTTCTTCATAAAAAAGGGTATTATGATAAATGGGATAAAGATTATTATCAAGATACTGTAATTAAACGACAAACCTATAGGAGAGTATACAATGATGGGAAAAAAGAAAACAGCTAAAAAAGGAATGAGCATGATGCGTGGCGGTGGAATGGCTAAAAAGAAAAAAAGAGTCAAAAAAGCTGGTGGCGGCATGATGAAAAAGAAAAAAGCTAAGAAAAAATAATGTCTGAAAATTATAAAAAAATAGAAGTTAAGACAATTAATATTCCGGGATTCGGTAGTTATACCGGTCCTATAAAAATTTTACCATCTAAATTGGGTAGTGGTAAACAAAAAACAAAAAGCACAAAATCACCAGCACCTGTGAGTAGATTAAGAAAAGGTGGTATGGCTAGAAAGAAGAAGTAGTATGTCCTCTACAACTGTAAAAATTAAAACAATTGATATACCGGGCTTTGGAAAATATACTGGTCCTGTGACTATTGTACCAAAAGGACAATCTGGTCTTACTAAAAAATATAAAAAAGCAAATCCAATTACTGCTCAAGGCGGTCAAGGTGGTTATAAAACTGTGCCATATGATTATAATATAGATAATTATAGAAAAGGTGGAGTAGTAAAAAAATAATGGCAACTGATGAATTAAAAAATCAGATGGATGAATTTTTAGTACCAAGTACATCTATGAATCCCACTATGGGATTATATGATGTTGCTACTCCACAAAGTGCAAGAGAAGGAACAGCTAAAAGATTATTTGACCCAATGAGAGCAAGATATCAAGATGGTGATATTGTAACAGAAGATACAAAAGAATATAATAAAGCATTATCTGTATATAGAAAAATGAAACAGAACAATGCTGATGATGAAACAATTGCAACTTATATTGGTATGCCAATGTTAAATCGAATTAAAATGAATACAGAAAATGTTACACAAGCTGCAACAGGTGGTCTAATGGGTGGAGACCCAAGACTAGGAAGAGTGCAAGAAGATATAGGATATAGAGCATATCAAGAAGGTGGCGAAGTAACTGACGAACCAATGCAAGTAGAAGAATTAAAACCCGATGTGTCAATGCAAATGGAATCAGCGATGACTCCGGGTGATGATGTTGAAACAGATGCAACAATAGATACTTCTGTTTTAACTTCTGATGAAGAACAAGTTTTAGAACAAGCTTTAGAAGAATACCCAATGTTAATGGATATTATTTCTAAAATGACTATGAAAGAATTTACCGGTTCTGGAGAAGTAGATGGACCGGGAACAGGAACTTCAGATTCAATTCCAGCTATGTTATCAGATGGAGAGTTTGTCTTTACAGCTAAATCTGTAAAACAAATAGGTGTAGACAAACTTAGAAAACAAATGAAACAAGCAGAAGAAGAATATGATAGAGCCATGAATGTACAAGAAGCTAATCAAACAACTACAGCTTCCGAACCTATGATGGCAAGAGGTGGATTAATGTCCACTTCAAGAATATAGAGCTACCCGGGTTATCACCTAGGCACTCTATAGCGGCTACTTTTACATACTGTAAAACCCCAATTAACTAAAAGAAAGGTGATAAAAAATGGTTGAAGGTAATGAGAACACTTTATTAAACAAAGCTACTTCTCAGAAAAGCGAAAGCGAAGAAGCAAATCCTTATAATATGAAAAAAGATTATATTGATTATGACCAACAAAAACAAAATGCATCTACAACTTTTCAAGATGCAAACACAATAGCTGTTAAGAAAGACCCTCCAAAAGTTGTTGTTGATTCTATGCAATCACAAGAACCACAGGAAGACACTCCAGAAGAACAAGCTGACCAACCTTATAAAAAGGTAGACTACAAGAAAAGATACGATGACCTTAAAAAACATTATGATACTCGTGTTAATTCTTTTAAGCAAAGAGAAGAAGAACTTTTAGCTGAAGCTAGGTCAAATAGACCTAAATACAAAGCTCCTAAAAGTGCTGAAGAACTTGAAGCATTTAAGAAAGAATATCCAGATGTTTATAATGTTGTTGAATCTGTTGCTCACATTCGAACTTCAAAAGAGTTAGAAGATGTTAAGGAGGAGGTTAACTCACTTAAAAAGTTAAACCAACAAGTTAATAAAGAAAGAGCAGAAGCTAGATTAAAGACAATGCATCCAGACTTTGAAATAATTCGTGAGTCTGATGATTTTCATAATTGGGCTAATAGTCAACCAGAAGAAATAAAAGGTTGGGTATATGGTAATAACTCTAATGCAGAGTTGGCTTCAAGAGCAATTGACCTTTTCAAACAAGATACCGGCAAGTCTAAATCTAAAGAAACATCTGGTGATGTTGTACCTGCTTCTGAAATGATACAAATTAAGAACAGTAAAGACATCGGCTATGGCTCTAAGAAAATTTGGACTCGTTCTCAAATAGCGGCTATGTCTCAGACAGAGTTTGATAAGAATGAAAATTCTATAACCGAAGCTATGCGAGAAGGTCGTATTATAAATGATATGGGCAATCGTAAGTATGGCGGTTCTGGTAACCCAACTTATTAAACAATTAAACAGATATAGTCATCACATTAACTTTTAATTAATAAGGGAGAATACAATGGCTGTATTTCAAAATGCTTCCGGTGGTGCTAACAATAACTTTAATGCAGGTACTTCCGGTCAAACTAATGAGTTCTTCGTACCAGAAATTTTCTCGAAAAAGATTCAAAACTTTTTCAGAAAGTCTTCTGTAATCGAAGCAATAACTAACACAGACTATGCGGGTGAAATCGCAGCTTTTGGTGATACTGTAAACATCATCAAAGAGCCAACAATCACAGTAGCAGCTTACACAAGAGCAGCTTCTACTGCTAAACAATTCCTAAGTGACCAAGAGTTAACACTTGTCATTGACAAAGCTAACTCATTCAAGTTCATTGTAGATGATATCGAAGAGAAATTATCTCACATTAACTTTGCGTCAGTAGGTGCGTCTAGTGCAGCATACACACTAAAAGATACAATGGACTCAGAAGTCCTAACTGCTATGTTTAGTGGAGTATCAACTTCTACTCCAGACCATCAATTAGGTGGCGATGGTACAGGTTCAGCAATAGCTAACTTTACTTCTGGAGACCCAATTGATATGGGTAATGGCAGTTCAGAACTTAGTCCTTTAAAAATCATGGCTAGAATGGCTAGACTTTTAGATGATTCACAAGTTCCAGAAGAGGGCAGATGGTTTGTCGCAAAACCAGAGTTCTACGAAGAACTAGCTGATACTGATTCAAAACTAATGTCATCTGACTTTAACCAAGGTGACGGAGGTGTAAGAAACGGACTAGTAGCATCTGGACAAATCAGAGGATTTTCTATGTATAAATCTTCAAATATTCCAGCAACTTCAAACGCAACTGGTCAATGTTTAGGTGGACACATTTCATCTACAGCAACTGCACAATCAATTCTTAATATTGAAACTCTAAGAGATACCGATACTTTCGGTGACATCGTAAGAGGTCTTCATGTATATGGAAGACAAGTATTAAGAGACGATGCACTTGTAAAAGCAATCTACACAATTGACTAATATACAATTACACAAGGGGCGATTAAATTCGCCCTTTGTTTTATAAAATATAAAAAAGGATTTACAATGGCACACAGTTTTAAAAACGGAATACAATACGCTGATGTTATAACAAGACATCAACCTCATGTATTAAAAGGGGATAGAGTTGCTTCAACACATCATGGTAAAGATTTACATCCTAGAAAATACGGGGTAGAAGATTTAAGAAGAGAATGTGATAAAGGTGACATGGGAACAAATGGCAGAGAAAAACTTTATCCAGAAGATTTAAAGTTTCCAAAAGTATAATTAAGGAGAGTTAATGGCTGCTCCGTTTAGAACATTCTTAGATTTATGTAATACTCTTATTAGAGAAATTAATGAAGTTGAATTAACTTCTTTAAATTTTAATAATGCAGTAGGTATACAAAAATTTATTAAAGATACAATCAACAGAGGTTACTTTGATATTTGTAATGCAGAAGACAAATGGAGTTTTCTTGCAGTAGGTGACCCTTCAAATAATTACTATGGTAATGTTAATGTTGAAACAGTATCTGGAACAAGATGGTATAAATTTAATACATCATCTACAGGAGTAACTACAGACTATAGTTTTATTGATTATGAGAATGTAACCCTTACAGAAGAAGGTGTATCTGGTAAAGATGCTCCATATGAAGTAAGAAACTTACATCCCATTACAACAGAGTTTTGGACAAAGCATTATGCAGTTTCTGAGTCGGTAGATAAAAGTGATACACAAACTTTTGGAATACCACAAAGAATAATTAGAAGTCCAAAGAATGATGGATTTGGTTTATCACCTATACCTAATGGTGTTTACAAAGTTTATTTCTTTGCATACTCACAACCAAGTGAATTAACAAATCATGGTGATACAGTAGTATTTCCACAACAATATACTACAGTATTATTATCAAGAGCAAGATATTATTTACATCAGTTTAAAGATAATATAAGTCAATCACAATTAGCTGATGCAGAATATAAAAAAGGTTTAAGAACTATGCGTGAACAATTAATTGAATCGTTTCCGGATAGTATGATTGACGATAGGATTAGAATAGTATAATGCCAGAGCAAGGTGTATCAGTTACTTGCGAAGGTGGATTAGATTTAGTAGGCACAACACATAATCTTTTTAGAACACCGGGAGTCGCAACAGCTTTAAAAAACTATGAGTCTTCTATTCATGGTGGATATAGAAGGATAAATGGTTTTACAAAGTTTGGTTCGGCACAACCAAGTGGTACAGATGATGTCGAAGGTATATTTAGATATTGTCA